ATTTAACTCTCAAGAAATTCCTGATGTCCTCAGTCAATCTAAGGTTAAGATACATAAACTCTTTAAGCGCAGAGCCGCCGCTCGGATAAGGGCAGCAATGGCTAAAGATAATATCCAGAAAACGATTGTTCTCTGGGATCTTATGCAATCTAAATCTATGACTAACAAAGTCCCTGATTGTTTCAAACAATCTTCACTAGAAAAGTACCGTGACACCATGTCTCGGCCTTCTCCTCTTCCATCAGAACAGTTAAAGAAGGAGGTGGTTGAATTTATTCAACCTTTCCTCCACCGTGTTGTCGAGAAATACGACGGACGGACTAAACTGCCAAATCTGAACTCTTGTTATGAAAATAACAGACAGGAAGGTGGGAACCGTGAAGCATTAAAGAAACATCTCCGGCGATCTCGACCGTTTCGTCAATTTGACCAGCGATTTGAACCGATTGTAATCTCACTTTTCGGACCACCTGAATCAGGTAAGTCTCGTCTTGTGAAAGAACTAACGAAGAAAATCACTAAGTCTTTCGCTGTATCTGAGCGATCCGTTTATTTCCGGAACAGTGCTGTAAAGCACTGGGATGGCTATAATGGACAACTCATCACAGTAATTGATGATTTTGGGTTTGATACTACCACGAAGAATCTTGGTGTTGAAGTTCAAGAACTTATAACACTAGTTTCCGAATGTGATTATATCTTACCTATGGCAGATCTGAGGAGTAAAGGAATGAAGTTTACCTCACCCTTTATTATACTGACATCCAACCGAATGCATGCTTTCTCTACATGGGGTGCTAGTTCTGTTCTTTCAGAACCTAGCGCACTCCTCCGTCGTTTTGGCAATGCTTTTCAAGTGGAGAATGGAGGAATATTTCCTCTTTTCCGTCAGCAGAGAACTGATGTGTGTACAAATGTCGGTGATACTCTTACAGAGTGTCATAGATATGAGTTTCACTATCGGGTCTCAACTAATAAGGTGAATGTGAACTACGTTCTCAATCAGGCTCTCTCTCAATATTCCAACTATCGGGACTGTTTTCATCAGCAAATCGGTGATACTGGACTATCTCTGGAGTTCCCTAAGGAACTCCCTGAGAATCGTGTCCGTGTACATCCGATCTGTGAGGCATTGAAGGTTCGTATTATTACAAAACCTCAGTCTCATAGTTATGCTTTGAAACCTCTCCAATTGGCTATGTTTTCCGCATTGAGCGAATTCAAATGTTTCGATGTTTGTCACAAACAGGATCTAAAATCCGGTATGGGACATGTTCGAACAGATGATACTCTTGATCTGAATGACTATTTAGTCCGTGCAGATGATGAAGTCTTCCTTTCGGGAGACTACACTTCAGCAACCGACGACATGAATATTCATATCTACAAAGAGATTTGCTCTGAAATTGGTAAACACCTGCCCTCCCTTGCTGAATTGATTCAGTGGGAAGCGGATTCTCATCAAATCGACTTTTCTCCCTCATCAGGGATAGCGTCGATTCGACAGGAAACAGGTCAGCTAATGGGTAGTTTACTATCTTTTCCTATCTTGTGCTTGGTGAACGCCTTTACTATTTGTAAGGCGACTAACACATCATTGGACAACGTACGAGCCCAGTTCCACGGAGATGATGTCGCGGCGGTTATCAAACCGTCAGAGTATCAAATCTGGAAGAACTGCGCAGCTGAAGTAGGACTTACTCTTTCACAGGGTAAGAACTACGTAAGCACGAAGTTTGTCTCTATTGATTCACAACTTTGGTATCTGAAAGATTCCAAGTTGAACAAGTCACTAACTGGAAAGTATAGTTTAATCTTTGGGAAAGATGCAGGATTAGACTCCGTTATCGAGGCACAAAGACTAGGCTTCTCAG